CTCAGTATTTCGAACACCTTATGAAAAGAAAAAAGGTGGTAAATAATGGCACACATTCCTTATTACGGCGAAGATGAAAAAGAAGAGAAAAAGAAGAAATGAGCATTTCAGATATAGGTATTATAGAATACTATAAAATAGAGTATCATAGAGAATGGTACGGTGCCTGGCAAAATGGTATCAAATTAACCGCTAAAGATATTAGAGACAGACTTGGAATAAAGTAATACTATACACAAAAGAATAAATATAAGGTGGGATAAACTCCACCTTTTTTTTATTTTACTGATGAGATTAATTATACATGAAAGAATGGTTTGAAGGTAAAACAGTTGCTATTGTTGGGAATGCTGAATCTCTTATAAGACAGCGATATGGTCAAGAAATAGATCAAGCCGAAGTAGTAGTTCGTATTAACAGAGGCGGTTATAGGTTCTCAGATTTTCCGGTACAAATGGGCACTAAACTTGATGTCTGGTGTATGCAGAATGGCAGACAAAATAAGCCATTTGTAACCAGAACTAAAGCACATAAAATGCAGATGGATACAATCGATGTATCTCCGCATTTTATAGATTTGGTAGATTTGGTATATACCAAAGAAATGTGTAAAGAACTTTCATCTAATTTAAGTAAAAAACCTTCGACTGGATTAAGAGTTCTGGATTATGTATATCGTTCGGATCCAAAAGAAGTAAAGGTTTATGGATTTGATTGGAAAGAAACATTTTCATGGCACGAAAAAAGAGTGTGTGTAGCACACAGTTTTAAAGAAGAAAAAGATTACTGTGAAAAAGTTTTTTTTGCAAAATCTTGGTTTATAGTGAGAAAATAATGCAACATTTTAGTACTAATGTATATTCATCAACTGATAGAAATGGTAAATTTAAAAAATATGATGATATTATTAAAACATTTCCAAATAGTAGATTAATAAAAGAAATAAATTACAGTGAATCCGATTTAGCAATAATATATAGTTGGATGACAGAAAGAAAATCTATTGCAGGTGAAAAACCTGCTAAAACCAGTATAAAAATGTTTAAAAAGGAAATAATAAATAAGCAATTAAAATCTTCAAATCATGTTATGGCTATTGATAATAGTCTTTTTGTCTATAAAGATCAATCATATAGATATAATTATCTAAGATATAGTATGGATGGTGTGTATGCAAATACCGGTTACTATTTTGATAGAGATGTTGATAAAACTAGATGGGAAACAATAAAGAAAGATTTATCTATCGAGGTAAAGCCTTGGAGAAAATCAGGTAATCATGTTCTTTTGTGTTTACAAAGAACAAATGGATTTTCATTTAATTATGAAAAAGGTATTATTAACTGGTTAACACAAACTATTTTGGATATATCTAAAGTCACAGATAGAAAAATAGTAATAAGAAAACACCCAGGTGATGGGCGGTTACATACTGCAGTTGAACATGTGATGGCAAGTTACAAAACAAAAATTAAAAATATGATTCGTGCAACATCAAATACTAGAATAGAAGAAGATCTAAAAGATGCATGGTGCTGTATAGTATATAATAGTTCACCTTCAGTTGTTAGTACTATTGAAGGTATACCTGTATTTTTATTAGATCTTGATCCAAAAAAGAGTCAAGCATATCCTATGTCAAATATAAATCTTGGTTTAATTGAAAATCCAGATATGCCAGATAATAGACAAGAATGGTTAGAGCGTTTAGCAATGTCGCATTTTAGTTATGATGATATTGGAAAAGGTTTATTATATAAAGCAGCATATAAATTTTTTGAGGAAAAAAATGCAAGGGTTTAAAGAGATAAATGGTAATCTAATTCATGAAACTGCAATAATTGAATGGGATGTAGTTGACATAGGTAAAGGTAATATAATATACCCCTATGTTACAATTGGGTTTGATGCTGTTCATATGCGAGAGAAATCTGACGGCATTGTAAAGATAGGAAATAACAATGTTATTAGAGAGTATTGTTCAATAAATAAACCAACTGTTTTATCTAAAGTAACTGAAATAGGTTCTAATAATTATTTAATGATGTATTCATATGTAGCACATGATTGCATAGTAGAAGATAATACTACTATATCAAATTCCGTGCAGATCGGCGGGCATTGTAGAATAATGAAAAATGCTAATATAGGTTTTGGTTGTATGATACACCAATTTCAAGTGATTGGATCTTATTCAATGTTAGGTATGGGAACAATTGTTACTAAAAAGAGTACAATATTACCAGGAAATACATACGTTGGTTCACCTGCAAAATATTTAAAGAAAAATACAATTGCATTGACTAGAAATAGTATAGATGAAGCAATGTTAGACGTTGAAATAAATAGATATCAACAACTTCGAAAGTTAAATTAAATGTTTTTATTATTAGGTCATGGTTATTGGGGTAAAAATATAGCAAGAACATTCAATAAAGAATTATATGCTATATGTGAATCTAATCACTCAATACATCCACAATTAAAAGAATTATATCCACATGCAATCATTTATGATAATTTTGATTTAGCATTAAATGATGTTAATATCAAAGCAGTACTTATAGCGACAAAAGCTGCTACACACTTTGATTTTGCTAAAAAGGCAATAGTAACAGGCAAACATGTGTGGATTGAAAAACCTGCGTGCACATCTTTAACTGAAATAAATGAACTTATTGTTCTATCTGAGAACATGGGAGTAAAAGTTTTTGTTGATCATATTATGTGCCATGACTCTACAATACAACACATAAAAGAAAATATTGATTTTGGTGAACCTTTATATTTTGAAAGTTATAGATTACACCAAGGTCTATTTCAACCGGATGTTGATGTACTATATGATTTAGCAATTCATGATTTGAGTATCATTGATTTTCTTTTTCCAAATCAAAAACTTATTTCTAAGACTGAAATAAAGAATTATCATGTAAATATATTATCAGATCACGCTATAATAAATTTAAAATTTGAAAGTGGTTTTAGAGCAACTATTACATGTAGTTGGGTATCTCCGATTAAACAACGACAAATTTTTATTGCTGGTTCAAAATTGCTTTTAAATTATCTAGATGGTCGCTGTAATGTTTTAAATATTGATAAACCAATAGATGAAAACTTTTCATTTGAAAATTGTAAAAATGGAATTGAATTAAAAATTAAACAAATGCCTGGTTTAGAAATGGCTAAACAAGCATTTATAAATGGTATTGCTAATAATGACAATATGATTAGTGATATCTATCAGGCAAGAAGGATACAAAAATGGCTGGAATAATACCATTCTTTAATCTACAAGCAATACATAAAGATTGTATTAATGAATTAAATGCTAGTGCAGAAACAATAATACAAAGTGGTAACTACATTTTAGGTACATCAAAGTTTGAAGAAGAATTTGCAAATTTTGTAGGTTCATCATATTCTGCATGTGTTGCTAGTGGTACTGCAGCACTTCATCTTGCAATCAAAGCATTAAACATAAAACCAGGTGATGAAATAATTACAGTTGGATATACATTCAGAGCAACTGTTTCTGCAATAATGTATGAAGGTGCAATACCAGTATATGTAGATATAGATCCAGAAACATTTTGCATGGATGTTTCAAAGGTTGAAGAAAAAATCACAGAGAAGACCAAGTGTATCATACCAGTGCATTTATTTGGTAATGCGGTAGATATGCCAGAACTTATGAAAATAGCAGATAAGTATGGTATACCTGTAATAGAAGATTGCAGTCAGGCACATGGTACTACTATAAATGATAAACACGTTGGAACATTCGGTGATATAGGTACTTTTAGTTTTTATCCAAGTAAAAATATAGGTGCACTTGGAGATGCAGGATGCATAATCACAAATAATGAAAAACATTATGATAAAGTCAAACGATTACGGAATTGGGAAGTTGGAGATATTGGTTATAACTATAGAATGGATAATATTCAAGCAGAATTTCTATCCGTAAAACTTAAACATTATAGTCGCGTCATGTCTGCAAAGAAAGATATTGCAGGAGAATATAGCAAATATTTTAGTAATATAAAAACTAAACCTGGCGTAAATCATTCTTATAACATTTATACTATTTTAGTAAATAATAGAGAAGATGTTATAAGTAAAATTAGTAGTAAATTACAGACTAGAGTATATTATGATATTCCCGTAAGTTCACAAAGTCCTTACATATTTAATACAAGCGGCTTAGAAAACACAAATAAACTCGCAAAGAAACAACTTAGTCTTCCGATATATCCAAATCTTGATGTAAATACAGTTATTGAAATAATTAAGGAAACCATAGATGATAACCTTTGCACCGTTCTATAAAAATTTAAAAAAATCTTCCGAAAATATGTCTACAGAATTAAGAGAAAGAGTAAATTTCTTTGATTATATGGATGCAATAGAAAAGTTAAAGAATACATTCTATGCATATAACTCTAAAGACCATAAATTCGTAATACAAACTGATGAATTTACTGAAACTAATGGTATAGATTGCTTTAGAAGTAATTTATCTGATGTTCCATTAATGGGTGCAATAGTAAAAGCAAATACTAATTTTGTAAAAAATCATATGGGTAAATTAATCCTAACAGGTGCTGATCATTTAATATGTGGTAGTGTTGAAGCTTTCTTTAAAGATGAATTTGATCTTTGTTTCTTTGTGCACCCTAAAAAAAGGTATGTAAGAAACTCTGTAGTTTTAGTCAATTCAAATGAAAACAATAAAGATAGAATTGACAAGTTCTTTCAAACTAGAGAAGAATTTTATTACAAATCTACCGAGGAAGAAAAGAAATGGGGTGCTGATATGTATAGTATTAATAGAGCACTCGAAAGCAAAGGCTTAATTACAAAGTATTTTGAAAATAAAAATAATCACTTCTTTGATTATGATGGCCTAAAAGTAAAAATTATGGACTATGATGGTTCTGCATATGTAAAACCATTAGATGCTACTGGCCGTTTAGTTGTTAAAAGCTTAGATATAGTCATAGATGTCAAAGGTGGTGCTTATAGAAAAAGATTTTTTACTAAAGCATATGAAGAATTAATGAGAAGGAAACCTAAATGATACCAATTTTTATAGGATTTGATAAGAGAGAAGCAACAGCATACCACGTTTGCAGCAATTCAATTATAAGACTATCATCCAGTCCAATAAGTTTAAACCCACTTTCATTAAATCTTTTGAATGGTTATGAAGAAAAGCATACAGATGGAAGTAATCATTTTATATACAGTCGTTTTCTAATACCACATTTAATGGGTTACAAAGGGTGGGCTGTATTCTTAGATGGTGATATGATTCTCCGTGGGGATATTACAGAACTATGGAACATGCGAGATGAGTCGAAAGCCGCAATGGTGGTGAAACATGATTATAAAACACGAATGGCAGAGAAATATCTTGGTGCAAAAAATGAAAATTATCCTAGAAAAAATTGGTCAAGTGTGATATTATGGAACTGTGGACACGAATCAAACAAAGTAGTAACACCGGAGTTTGTTCAGAATGCAACAGGTGCACAAGTACATAGATTTTCTTGGTTAGATGATAGTTTAATAGGTGAACTTCCTATTGAATGGAACTGGTTACCAGATGAGTTCGGTGAAAATAAAAGTGCAAAATTGCTTCACTATACACTAGGCACCCCTTGTTTCCATGATTTTGCGACAACACCTATGGCAGATGAATGGCACAGAGAACGAATTTATATGGATTATAGTTTACAGAGAGGACTATGAAAGAACTATTTGAAGGTAAAACAATCTCTCTAGTTGGTAATGCTAAAAGTCTATTCAATACCAATTATGGAGCCGAAATAGACTCTTCGGAAGTTGTCTGTAGAATTAAACGGGGATTTTTCATGTTAAAACCAAGTGATGTAAAATCACATGGCCAAAGAACTGATGTTTGGTTTCTAAATTGGTTTAAAACAATGAACCCGAAAAAGGTCACAACAAAAACTTGTAATCATACTATAGAAATATTAAATAGCCCTTTAATAGATATAGAATGGCTAAAAAGTGATTTAGGTCACCACAGACCCTCAACCGGTTTGCGAATTTTACATTTAATTTCTCTTTATAATCCTAAAAAGGTTTGTGTATATGGATTTGATTGGAAAGCTACTCCATCTTTTCATGATACTAAGCTACACGACAATAGGCACGATTTTCAATTAGAAAATAAATATTGTGCAAATAAATTTTTTAATACTAATATTTTTGAGTTAAGAAAATGAAAGAATGGTTTGAAGGTAAAACAGTTGCCATTATCGGCAACGCAATGTCTCTCTTTGATAAAAATTATGGCAAAGAAATTGATTCACATGATGTAGTAGTAAGACTAAATAAAGCTGCAATGCTATATGATAGAATGGATGTTGAAAAAAGTCATGGTAAAAAGACAGATGTTTGGATATTTTGGAATACTAGTGAATACAAGAATCAATTTTCCAAATATCCAAAAGTAAAGAAAATGCACGCAGGCCACCAGGCAAGATTTGACGCAAATACAAAACAAACTGATTTTGTTTATCCAATGATACCAAATTATACAGAACTAAGAAAAAAATCAGGACAACATAATAATCCAACTACTGGTTTAATTGCATTAGATTGGATAATGAGTTCTAGCCCTGCATCTTTAGATATATATGGATTTGACTGGAAAGAAACTCCAACATATACAGATCCAAAACGAATTAAAGATAGAGGTTGTCCACACGATTTTGCTACAGAAAAGGCATATATTACTACAGAATTTTTATCATTATCGAATGTAAGATTAAGATCATAAATGTAAAGTTAATGCATTATAAATATTCACAATATTATCCCTCATATTAGAGTTTTAAATGGAAAAGAAATCAGTAAAAAAAATAAATCCTAAAGGCTTTGATCCAAAGAAATATATAGACATTGAGCCAACATTGAGTGACAGAACAATGTCTGAAGCTAAAAATAAATCAGTTGTATTGACCTTTGGAAGATTTTCACCCCCAACAGTAGGGCACGAAAAACTTGTAAATAAGATAAAAGATGTTGCTGTTTCTCGTAAAGCAGATCCTATGGTATTTACATCACATACATATGATAAGAAGAAAAATCCACTTACATATGATGAAAAGATAAACTTTCTTCAAACTGCGTTTGGGTCATTAGTTAAAAGGACAACTGCAAGAACAATTATTGAAGTAGCAAAAGAACTGTCTGGCAAATATGATACACTTATTGCTGTAGTAGGATCTGATCGAGTATTAGAATTTCAGACATTACTTGACAAATATAATGGCAAAGAATTTGACTTTAAAACTATAGATGTTGTCTCAGCAGGTGAAAGAGATCCTGATGCAGATGATGTTTCTGGAATGTCTGCTTCAAAATTAAGATCACTTGCAGTAGAAGGTGACTTTGAAACATTCAAGAAGGGACTTCCTTCTAAATTAAAATCACATGCCGAAGAAGTATATAAATCAATTT